TGGGGTGATCACACTTATATTTCATGGGCTAAAGAAGGAAGTTTAATAAGAAAAACACCTTGGAAAGATGATGGATGGGGATTAAGTGCTGGAATACAAGCAACTAGATTAGCACACAATCTTTATCCAAAAGAAGAAATATATCTAATAGGATTTGACATATTCGGTGATAGAGATAATATGTATGATGGAACTAATGGATATCCTTCAGAAGGAGCATCTAATACTACTATGACAAAAGAATTTATAGATGGTTTTGAATACTTACTAAATATATATGATGATATTAAAATAAAAAGAGTTATTGATCAAGATCAAACATTAGAAAATATACCAAACATATCGAAAGATGAGCTATGGCGAAATCTAGCAACCAACCAAAAAATTTAAATTATTTTATACCCACGGGATTTAAATTTACGATTGAAAAAATTCCAAACGTAAATTTTTTCTGTCAATCTGCAAATTTACCTGGGTTATCAGCAGGACAGGCCATTCTTACAACTCCCCTTAGAGACATTCCTATTGCGGGCGATAAAGTGCAATATAATGAATTACGTGTTAGATTTATAATAGATGAAGAATTGAAAAATTGGTTAGAGGTTTATGATTGGATAAAAGGTATTACTTTTCCTGATAATCTGGACCAATATAAAAATCTTGCAGTAGCAAATGTACCTAATCCTAAAGGAGAATTATATTCTGATGGTACATTGTCAATTCTTACCAGTAACAAAAATATACAGTATGTGGCCAAATTTACAGATTTATTTCCTGTGGACTTAACAGATATAGAAATGTCTTCTGATGTTGCTGATGCAGAAGTTGTTGCCGCAGATGCTACATTTGCATATTCTACATATAACATAGAAAGAATTATTGGAGAACATTGATTATGAGGTATAATGAAATTAGAAAACATTCAAGAATTATGGACCAGTGATTGTGTTTTAGATGATATACAACTAGACACAGAATCAAAAAGAATACCCGAACTTCACAATAAATATTTTAAAATTTTTTCAGAAGAAAAATTGAGACTTGTAAAATTTGAGTCGAGAAAGAAAGAACTGTCTAAATTAAAATGGCTTTATTACACAGGCAAACTTGATAAAATCACTTTAGATAAGATGAATTGGGATCCGTTCGAATTAGATATTAAATCTAGAAATAAATTAGATTTAGATAGATTTTTATATTCTGATAAAGACATGATTGTTCTGCAAGAAAAAATCGAATATCAAAAAGAAAAAATAAATTATTTAGAATCAATTATAAAAACAGTTGTTAACAGAAATTTTTTGATCAAGAATATAATTGATTGGAGAAAATTCACTTCAGGAGCTTAATGAGTTATGATTACTTAATAATTTCACCTCAATTGTTTGAAATTGATGGGGGAGCTATGGGCGGTACAGAGAGACAAGTTTTGACTGTTGCAGAAAAACTAGCCAGTGAAAATTTCAATGTTGGATTGGTGCATTCTTTAACAGATGGAACTGATAAAATAATAAACAATGTAAAACATTTAAATTATTATAGACATTTTTATGCTAAATCAAGAGTAAGGATAAATTGTAATCAAATTAGTTATATTGGTAATACTTGGAAACATTATCAAATGTTTAATCCCCATATTAAAGTATTATCGCCTTTAGAAAATAATAGCGGAGATAAAAATTATATTTGGTTGCATAATTGGACAACTTGCCATGAAGAAGTTCCTAGATTGTTTTTATCAGATGCACTTAAAAACTATGTTCATGATAAAGGTAAAAAAGTAAAAGGTGATCAAACTATTCATTATATGCTTCCTAAAGGCGCGGATAAACAGAAACCGAAAAATGAAAGAGGAAATTATCTTTTTTGGATGAGTGCTTTTGGTAAAGGATTTAAAGAAGCACTGATGGTTTATATCGCTCTTTATGATAAAGGTATGAAAAGGCCATTTTATGTTTGCTGTCCTCCTCAAAAACAAAAAAGAGACGTGAAAATATTTACAGATTTAATCGAAGAAGTTAATAAAAGCAATTATCCTGTTCATTTTTTAGGAGAATTAAATTATGAATCTGTTTTAAAAACTCTAGCTAATGCCGCATGTCTTTTTAGAGTGGGAATGCCTCAAGAAACGTTTGGTCTTGTTTATTTAGAAGCAAATAACTTAGGAGTACCTGTAATAACATATGAATCAGATGCGGCTGAGGAAATATTAACAGATGAAAATAACATGTTTATTAGAAAAAATACAACTATAGATGATATTTATGATTGGACTGTGGATATTGAAAAAAGAAAAACAGTTGTTGACTTAAAAAAATTCGATTCTGATATAATTATTAAAAAATGGGCTAAATTATTAAAATGAACAAAAATCCAAAACCGAAAGATTTAATAAAAACAGGCGTTCAATTCGCTTATCCTGCCTATTGGGCAAGGTGGGACGTAATAAACATCATGATCACTCAGTTTAATTATAAAATAGGTGTGGAGATAGGAGTGAATAACGGCGAAAACATGTTTAGTTTGTTGGATAAGGGAAATAAACAACTAAAAATGTACGGTGTCGATCCTTATAAAGTACAACCAGACAATACGTTATATGAACAACGCATAAATGAAGAATATAATGATGAATCTTTAAATATACTTAAAAAACAGGTATTAAAAGAATCTCTTAAATTCCCAAATCTTGAATTGATCATAGATCGTTCTGATAATGCTTCAAAACAATTTGAGAAAGAATCTATTGATTTTGTATTTATAGATGGTGATCATAGTTATGAAAGTGTTAAAACTGATATAAATTGCTGGACACCAATAGTACAAGAAGACGGTTTAATTATGGGCCATGATTATAATTGGGGAGATGTAGCAAGAGCAGTGGGTGAAAAATTTAAAGAAGTTTGGATCTTGCCGAATAATGTTTGGGCGGCTTCAAAAGTCTGGTTAAGAGATGATAGAAAAAATTTCAATAGATAAAAAAAATGAAGTACATATGCTGGTTCAATCAGAACCTGGTATTGAACGAGAAATAAGCGAATATTTTACTTTTTTTATTCCTGGCTATAGGTTTATGCCATCCTTTAAAAACAAAATGTGGGATGGAAAAATTAGACTTTATAATTTAAGATCAAAAGAATTATATATTGGATTATTAAATCATTTACTACGATTTACACGAGATAGACAATATAAAATAGAATATAAAAGTTTTCCTAAAAGTTTAAACAATTACAACAATGAAGATTATGAAAAATTTGTCAAAAGTCTTGTATTGGATATTCGGGCTAGAGACTATCAAATTGATGCGTTTTTATATGCAATAAATCATGAAAGATGTTTACTTCTCTCTCCTACGGCATCTGGTAAATCTTTTATAATATATTTGCTTTTAAGATACTATCAACAAAAATTTCCAAATTTTAAAGCATTAATAATTGTTCCCACAACATCTTTAGTAGCACAGATGACGAGTGATTTTGCAGATTATTCTAAACCAGATAATTGGAATGCCTCAGAAAATGTTCATCAGATTTATGCAGGTAAAGATAAAATATCATCTAAACCTATTTATATTTCTACTTGGCAATCTTTATATAAAATGAATATTAGTTATTATGCTGATTTTGATTTTATTCTGGGGGATGAAGCTCATCTTTTTAAAGCGAAATCTCTTACGTCTATAATGGAAAAAACAATTAATACAAAATATAAATTTGGTACAACTGGAACTTTAGATGGAACATTAACTCAAAAATTAGTTTTAGAAGGGTTATTCGGAGAAACTCATCTAGTAACCACTACAAACGAGTTAATAGATAAAAAAACACTTTCTCCCTTTCGAATTAAGTCTTTAGTTTTACAGTATCCTGAAGAAATGCGTAAACAGATTAAGTCTTATACTTATAAAGAAGAAATCGATGTTATTATTTCAAATGAAAAAAGAAACAAATTCATTCGAAATCTTGCAATAAGTTTAAATACTAATACTTTGATTCTTTTTCAAATGGTGGAAAATCATGGAAAAATTCTGTATGATCTTATAAAAGAAAAAGCCAAAGATGGAAGAAAAGTCTTTTTTGTATATGGTGGAACAGAAACAACTGATAGAGAAAATATTAGAAAAGCTGTTGAAAATGAAACAAATGCTATTGTTGTAGCGAGTTATGGTACATTTTCTACTGGTATCAATATAACCAATTTACATAATATTATTTTTGCTTCTCCCTCTAAATCAAGAATAAGAAATTTACAAAGTATAGGAAGAAGTCTTAGACAAAATAAATCGAAAAAAATAGCTACGTTATACGATATAGCAGATGATTTTTCTTATAAAAACTATAAAAATTATACGTTAAATCATTTTGTAGAAAGAATAAAACTTTATAATGAAGAACAGTTTGAATATACTATTATAACTGTTCCGATAAATTCTTAATTCCAATAAAAAACTTGACAAATATCATATATTCATGTTATTATAAAAGTAAGAATTTTTTGATCTTTAACATAACACGGAGAAATAATGGCCAATTATATAAATAATGCAGATTTTCTTAAAGCTATGATTGAGTATAAAGAAAAAATCAGTACTGCGGAGAAAGAAAATATAGAAATTCCTCCCGTTCCAGATTATGTGGGAGAATGTTTTTTACTTATAGCTCAACGACTTTCTTTTAGACCAAATTTTATAAATTATGCATTTAAAGAAGACATGATTTCTGATGGTATAGAAAATTGTCTTCAATATGTTAATAATTTTAATCCAGAAAAATCAACAAACCCCTTTGCATATTTTACTCAGATAATTTATTGGGCATTTGTTAGAAGAATCCAAAAAGAAAAAAAGAATTTATATATTAAATACAAAGAAATGGATAGATTATCGCACCTTGAAGACCATATAGAGACCAG